GGTATATAATACATACGAGATAAATCCTTTGTCTGCGGATCATTTATTTCTCCAAACTCTTTATTAATCGCAAACCACAAATGCTTAATCTTATCATTTGGTACAACTTTTGTAAGAGGTAATACGATTCTACACTTTGGTTTCTTTTCCGTAGATGATGCAGATGAATATGAGAAAAATCTATATGCTTTGAATTTTTCGAAGATTTCTAAAAATTCATTACCTTCATAGTCATCAATATCTAGTGCAACCCATTTACCCCAATGAATAACATTCTGGTTTGCTCGAGTTGTATCTTTAGTATAAATGGCAGGAGAGATAAGTTCAGCAGTTTCACTATTAGGTCTCTCACCTTTTTCTGGTTTTCTTTTTACCTGAGACTGAAGAGCCTTCATGGTTTCCTCAAAGGCGTCAAAGGAATTGAACTTCATCTTACGATGAGTCTTATTATCAAATATTGATTTAAATATTGTTAGGCTATACATCCTCGTTGAAATGTCTATCGATACATTCCATTTGAGATTCTAAAGATTCAATCTTTTCAATCTTCTTTTGTATTACTTCACCGATGTCTCCATGTTCTCCGACTCCTACTGGATTCAATAGATAGACACTAAGATCTGCGAGTTCTTCATCTCGTTGACCTGTGAGTTTAGTTTTTATTGCTTTTAAGTGAGCGTTCATATTTTGTTTTCTATATTATTTATTATGGTAGTAAACCGTGATTACCTTCATGGCTTGGACCAACCCAGCCTTCTGGTTTAATTAAGTCAGGTAGACCAAGTGGATTAGGTCGACTTTCTTTTATGCCAACTTCTTTTGTCATGTTTGCTTTATGTACTTCGTCCCACGCTTTATGCGGGTCTACACCAAGAGCATCCAGAGTTCCAATAGCTACAACACAAAGATCAATCAAACCATCAACGATTTCTTCAGAGTCGAGCGGAATGCCAGTCTGTGAAGCCTTTTCAGTTTCATCTAATTCTTCGTGAAGAAAATCTAATCTAAATCGTAAGAACGTTCGTTGCATTACACTATCGAACTCCTTTACTGCATCTCGCACACCAAATTTAGTATGCATTTCATTTATATCTTTTACCCAGTCTTTACTCATACCTGTTTTAATATACTCCTATTTGCTTTTCTATGAAAATATTTTTTGTTATCACTATAAGAAGATGAAGACATCACTTCAATGAATCCTCCAGTCTTATGCTCATAAATCATTCGACCCTTAACTCTTCCTACGTTTATTAGTTGAGCACAAGAAAGGCAATGAGGTAATCCCATCTCTACCCGTCCTTGCTCCATTAATCCACCACATCCTTTACATCTCTTTATTGTCATGTATACTATATTAGACTAGACTATTTGAAATGTCAATATCAAAATTCAAAGAAACTCTGTAAATCTGCAACTGGTTCAGATGACCAGCCGATAGAATCTAGTATAATTTCAAATGGCTCAAGAAAAGTCTTCTCAAATTGTTTGTCATAGTCAATGTATTTATGTAATCCAAATTCTGTTGGTAATATGTCAGAAAAAGCAATTACATTTTCTTGAATCGGATTAGGCTTCATCAAATGAATGAACTTGATTTTGTTTCCGTCATGTATTTTTTCGTATTCATCTTCAAGTCCAAGAACTTTTAGGCGATGATTGAAAAGTAAAGAACCACGAACATGGATCGGTGTACCTTTAGAATATATCGAAGAACGACTATGAAACTTTTCGATTCCATTACAACCTCTAGGAAAAGCAATCTCTTCTGGTGCAAGTTTCTTGAACGCTTCTTTGAAAGTGGCGATTGCTTTTTGTGTTGTCTCTTCATCACCATTCAATGTGATGTTGAACATTTGTTTCATCGCATCACGACATGCCATTGGAGTAGAAGACTTGACTGCTTCGATACCCATCATCTTAACTTTAGGTTCTGCGAATCGTACACCTTCTGAGTCAAGTACATTGAGTATGTATCGTTTCTTTGCGGTCCATATAGCACGATCAGCAATGACTTCTCGTTTCATAACCATACGAGACTTATAGCCATTCGTTGAGATTAGAAATTTCTCAAATGCTTTTTCGAGTTCGGGCTCGATAATCTTTTTAGCAAATCCGTCAAGTAACTCTATCGGGTCTACGTCTGGTTGAGCTTTAACAACATCATCAACATTTACATATAGTGAGTCAGTATCAATCGCAATGACTCGATCAGTCTTGTCATTGAATATCTTTTGTAGTAAATTATTTACGGCAGCCTCTGATGTTCTAATGACAGACTGACCTGTAAGAGTTACACCCTCAGCCATCATTGGTTCGAAGTATCGAAACCATTTGTTTGCCATCGCACCATAAAGAGAGTTGAGTAGAATCTTGACCGCATGCTGAGTTGTTTCTAGACGAGTAATTTCAATATCAATTGCATTAGAGCCTTTGATTTCTCGTTCACGTTTCTTCTCCAACATTTTGTTCTTCACTTCGACACGATGTGAATATAGCTTCTCAATAATCTCAGGTATGATTCCTTGCTTTCCGTTTGTAAATACCGCACCATTGCCACACATGGCATAACATTCTTCTGGTGTTGGAGCAGAGCCATCAAGTAATGTATCAGGGTTAACTCCAAACTTTTGGTCATCAGGTCGCATTGTTTCTGGTGAAATATTGTTCTGTACAATAATGTTTGGATAAAGAGAGTTTAAGTCAAAAGATAATACCCAGTTGTGTAGACCTTCTTGAACTTCTTTTACATAACCGCCAGCAATTTTAGACTCGGATGTTTGTTCAGGTTTCCTATCGCCAGGACGACCAGAATAAGTTACTGAACCTTTCTTAGCTCCAACGATCTGATAGTCACTCTGTCTGATTTGATTTATGTTAGGTACTCTTTTTTGTCGGCAAAGATTACGATAAATGATTGCATCCCATATCGCAACAGTTCCTAGAGTATCGCCATAGTTCACGCCACCCATATATGCTACGGTTGCGACAAGAGTAATCAAGCCAATCTTTTCTTCTAGCCTTTCAATCAACTCAACGTCTTTGATATTGTAATCAATGAACTTTTGATAATCATCGTCATGCAGGTTCTTAAGGTTACCATGCTGAGAGTAATCAATCTTCTTTTCACCAAGTACTACATGCGAGATGTGATTCAGTGAATAAGATTCTTGGTTACCATAAGTATATGCAAACTTTTTGAATAACTCCATGTAATCTAAATCAGCAACACCTTGAATACGATAAGCAACATTCATTCGACCTTGAACAAAAATTTCTTGTCTCTCAACTAGATTCCAAGGTGAGAATTGTTTGACAACTGATGGGTCAAGTAGATGACCAGTTCGTGAAACTAGATATGGTATATCAAAGAATCGTGTGTTCCAACCAGTAACAATGTCTGGGTGATTTTCTGACCAATGTCGTAGAAAATCATTTAGCATCTCAGTCTCATTCTTGAATTTGTAATATTGTATGTCAAGTCCTTTGAGCTCTGACTTTTTAGGGTCATAGTCTCCCATACCCCAAACACGATAGAAAGTTTCTCGTGAAGACTTTAGTGCAATAGAAATGATTGGCACGATTGGGTTGTCAGCATCGGGAAATCCTCCGCCCATCTCTGTTTCAATATCAAAAGACCATACGTCAATCAGTTGACGACTGAATTTGATTTCATTAGGAAATACATGTTGAATGAAAGCAGGTATATGTTTCTTACTTCCATAGATATTTGCAACACCACCATGAGTCTTTACAAAATCTTTGTATTCTGCCATTGACCCCATCTGTAAGGGCTCGACATTTTTTCCATCAATCGCATGCCACTCGGTGGTAGCATGTTTTGAGTCAAGATATAGAGTCGGCCGATAGGGAACTCGCTTTTGTACTCGTTTGCATTCTGCATCGTACCCACGATACAATAGTTTGTTTCCGTATCTTTCTACGGAAGTATAGAATCCATTATTCATAATATATAATATATTACCACACTCTGTGGCAAATGTCAATTATAATCTTTTCCACCTGCTAACATCTAATGTTGCATTTTCATATGGGTGATCTGTTGTTACTGAAAGATCATAAGAAACTGAAATTCTTGGTTCGACCGATTGGTTTATCGTATTAGTACCATGGTGCAACGCCGATGGGAAGAATACCAACATTCCTTCTTCAATATTAATTTGGTCCATGCGAGGATCGCCACTACATGGTAAAGGTAATGTATTGATCGCGTTATCAAGATTAGTAAATGTAACACCTGTATTACAACCTTCTGGCAACGAAATATAAAACACACAACTGATAGCGCCATTTAAATGTTGATGTGGACATACCTCACCACCTTGAGTTAGATGAACACTCCAACTTTTTTGAGCATAAATGTTAAACTTAACATCTTTATCACGTTCTAAGTATGTTAAGTATTGCATAGAATGAGCGCTGATAGCATTATTTAAAAATTCAAACTCAGGTAAGTTATGAACTTGTTCGATATCAAAAACATCACCAAAAGTAGAAGCAGGGTCTTCCTCATTCTGGTTTTTTTGCATCAGCACCTCCAAAGCCGCAATCATTTCACTCTTTGGGTAATTTTCCAATTTAGTAATATAAATTGGTGTTGGCAATATATTGTAAATCATAATAAAAATGTTTAATTAAATCTAACAGGCTCTTCCCATCCTGTAATGGGTCTACCTCATTTATTAGAGGGGGTCGAGCTTTCTCCGCCGGAGTCCGAAGACTTTATTCCATTGGCATAGTATTTAATTAAATCACAGGATAAGGTTTTGTTAATCTTTTATAGTAATACTATATACTATATTACTCAGTTAGTAAAGACTTTTTTTTAGTTTTCTTACTATTAATTTCAATAGTCCGTGGCTTCTTATCTTCTGGCACCACTCTATCAATAGTAACTTTAAGTAAACCATTTTCGAACTTTGCACCTTGAACTACAAGATATTCACCAAGGGTAAAAGACTTTTTAAACTTTCGAGTCGCAATACCTTTTGCGTGGTATTCTCTTTCGTCTTCTCCCATATCACCAATAATAGTGAGTTGGTCATCTTCTACTTTAATGTCAATCTTATCTTCAGTGTAACCTGCTAATGCAAGTTCAATAATATAAGACTCTTCTCCGTCTTCGTTTTTATCGTAAACAACATTATGTGGTGGATAAGTATCCTGTGAATGTTGTACTTGACGTTCGACTCTTTCGAACATCGGTTGAAATCCCAAGAGTCTTGGGTCGTTAGTTAAGGCGTCAAATTGCGCCAAGATATGATTAATTGTCATATTATTTTTTCTCCTCTTTAAGCGAGTTATTGTTGTATTGATAGCCTCGTCGTGAGCACCATCATAATTTATTTATATAACAAAGCACCCCACTTTTCGAAAAAAATGAGGTGCAGTTTATTTTCTATTTAATTAAGTTGCTTCGTCTATTAGCTTTCCATTTCTTAGCATGGTTTTTCTTCCAAGATTTCTTAGCAGATTCCATACCAATATCATGTCCAGCTTTTTCAGATTCGAGCCACTTATGTTTTAATACTTCGATATGCTCTAGAGCGATATCAGCAAGTTTTCTAGCTCGCGCATAAGGGTCATTTGACAATAAAAGCATTGCAAACAATCCACCAACTGCAAGCCAAACCGCAGTGTATGCTATAATTTCCATAATGTTTTAATTTGAATGAACGATGTCGTTACGTTTTGTAACAATACTATTTATATTAAATAAACGTATTATAGATACCATTATTAACATTACCATTATCTCTTTCATTAACTAAAATGTAATGGTAACCACACTGAGTTTTTACTGGTCCAACGACCTTTCCTAATGGTGCTTCCCATACTGCTTTATCAAACTCAGGTAGCATTGCGCCTGGTCCAAATGTTCCTAGGTCTCCACCTCGTTGTGCACTATTACAATCAGAATGTTTTCGTGCTAGTTCTGTAAACTCGGTTTGGGATTTCATTTCCCTAATAACCGGTTTTAGTTTATCCGCCTCTTCAATAGTGCGAACCAATATATGCTGAGCTCTCGCGTGTGCCATAATATAATTTTCTCCAATTAAGTTTTGTTAACGATATAGTAGTTTTCTTTATTGATTGCTCTACCACCACGACGGTTACCATACCATCTTGCAAGACCAGGTGTAGCAAACTTAACCACTTCGCCATTAAAGCCAAGTTGTTTTCCTATCCACTTAGTCATTCCTGGTAGTTTAGCAATACAAAGTCCTTCATCGTCAAACACTGGATCAGCTACTTTTGGTTCAGCCGGTGCAGATTCCAAATACGCTTCTTCAATCTCCAGTTCCTTTAATCCATGTAACGTTTGTGGCTCACTTAAAAGCTCTGTTACTTCTTCAATTAAGACCGCCTTAGATTTACGTCTGTCTAGTTCAACACCGTGTTCTCTACCGATAGCTTCTAGCTCCAGTTTTGTTTTTGATTTTAAATTTGCCATATTATTTTTTTATATTTCCTATTGAGTATTTAGACTCCAAAGTCCATTGACTTTTATCTTTATGCGAAATAATTTTAATTTGTTTCAGTGGAGCTTGGTTTCCTTTAATGATATTTTCGTCTACTATATCTAATAGACCCCAATCACTAAGTAAATCTGTAATAGTATTTCTTCTATCAATATCGTTTTGTGTGAGATTAGATGGCTTACCATCTAATAAGAAAAGTTCTTTGAAGTGAACAATAAAGTAACGTCCTTGCTTATGTAGAATGTGGCAACTCTGGAAAAGTAAATTTTCTTCTCGCTTTGATGATATGCCTATTCTGGTTAGAGTTTCTTTGATTTTAAGAAAATCGTCTGGCTCTCTAAGGGTAACTTCTAGCATGTCGCTAGGAGTCCACTTTATAATTTCTTCATTATGATTCATTGTTCAACTCAGTAAAGATTTATTTATAATCTTTACGGTTTTCGCGTTCGAGCCAATCAAGTGATCTACCAGCATTAACGTCTCTAACGATTCGACCAATGACTTCATCAAAGGCTGCCATTGTGTGTTTTATTCCAGCATCTCTGCCAAGAAAATATCCGCAGCCAACAAAAATAATTGCAGCTACAAGTACTAAGATGTAGTATCCCATGTTTTGTGTAGTTCTCTTAATTGTGTTTGAGACAGAATAGAATATACTGCTTCTGCCTTTTCTCGTGAATAGTCATACGCTTTTTGTATTACCAAAATATCTTTTGTAGGCTTAGCTGCTTTATGCCATTTGCCAAATCTTTTTCTAGGGCGTACAGAATTTTTGTAAAAATCATATTGCATTTTATGATCTATAGCAGGACGCATATTCATTTCATTAGCAAGTAGGATTGTATCGTTATGATACGACAAACCACGATTCACCATAAAGGGTACATAGTCAGAAGTATCAATGTTACCTTTACCTGTGTTGATTGAATTTAAATAATCAAATGGAGTCATCTATTTCTTTCTTAGCTTCCTTTGCTTTTAGCTTTGCACGCTGATCTTCATGTATGCGAGTCTTTGACCCCATCAGTCCTTGACGATTCTTACGGACACTAGAAAAATCAATTGCATCATAGTTATCTTTATAGGCTTTATCATTATAGCCCTTCTTTGGTGTCATTCCTTTACCCATATCTATTTAGTACTGTTATAGCTATAACCAACATTATTACAAATGTCATTGTTTGTAAGTCTATTTCCATGTCGTACTTCCCATTAGTTCTGTTAAGCAGGCAACTGTATTCAATTCTTTATCCGCAACAAATGCTGCTTTATATTGGTATTCACCAAGGATAATAACTGCCTGAGGAATTGATTGAGGCTCTACATACTCATACATCGAGTCATAGATTCCTCGAAAGATTGCTGATGAGTCAATGTCAGAATTTAGAGCTACCCACTTTCTCATTTCACGAAAGTTCTTGTCTTTGATATAACCAGCCACTTCTGTAATCTTTTTGTTATTGAGAGTAACCAATACGTCACTTTCTAATTCTCCAGTAGTAGCAAACTTCTGACATTCATTCAATACTCTTCGCCAATCTGGCGCATACTTCATTATTAGTTCAGCAATGACTTTTTTGTTATAGCTGACCTTTTCATCTTTTAGTATAGATTCTAATCGTACAAGAAAGTCACCACAGAGTCCTGCCATCACGGTCTTATTAGTATTAAATTCAACAACAGAACAACGAGAATGGAGTGGCTCGATAATTCGATTCTTAAAATTACATGTAAGAATGAATCGGCAACTTGAACTAAACTCTTCAATAAAGGCTCGAAGCGCAGGCTGAGTTGATTGAGCATTTAGATAGTCTGCTTCATCTAAAAGGACTACCTTGGTTTTACCTCCATGTAATGAAACAGAAGATGCAAATTGTTTAATCTTTGAACGCAATGTATCAATGCCACTTTCTTCTGAAGCATTGATTTGTAGAACGTCGAGGTCAAGCTCATTACATAAAGCTCGAGCGATTGTGGTTTTTCCTAGACCGGATGTACCACTTAAGATCATGTTAGGCAATTCTCCTTGCTCAACGATCTTGGTAAAGATCTGTTTCAGTTGTTTCGGTAAGATACAGTCTTTGACTTTACTTGGTCGATATTTCTCGACCCATAAAAAATTATTCATAATATATAATATACACTATTTGTGCTCACTTGTAAATAAAAAAATGGGCAGAAGGGATGCCCAGCCCTTATCGACTAAGCCTCAGCTTCGCCATCAGCAGACATTTCTTCTGCTTCATCAAAGTCCAACGTCTCGCTTTCTGCAGAGTCGGTGGACTGTGTAACAGGAGCTACAGGTGGTTCACCCGCATCATCCTGTGGTTTATGGAAATCTACAAACGTCTGAAGACGTGAGCGTAGAGTTCCTACATCTTGTAGCTCTGGTCCTTCAAAGCCACCACGCTTTGCGACCGTATCGACAATCGCAATCATAACTGCGAAGTCGCCGAGGTTGATTTCGGGCGGAGCTACTTGTCCGTTCGGGTTTTGTGCCTGCTGTCCCGCTGCAGGATTGTACTCTTCTTGTTCTGCCATAATATTATTCCTGTATGGTTGATGTTTTTTCTAGCGCTATCCAATACTCAACGATTGGACCTTTCCAGCTTGAGATAAGTTTATCAGAGATGCTTACGTTGTAGTCACCTGCGATTAACTTCAAGTTAGAAATTAAAAATTGATAATCAAATACTCCTTCGCCTTTTGCGTCTGGCATTTGTTTACTCCAAACATTAGCAGTAGGATTGTTCGGATCAGTTACTCGAATTGAATCGTTTGTAATTGATAGTACGGGATGTCCTAGTGCTCCTGCTGCTCGTTTAATCTCGGCAATGTCATCTACGGTTAGCTTGATACTGAAATCAGTACTAGGCATATTAATAGATTTAGCCGGTGATGTTAGAATTTCTGTATTAGCAAAACGATACTCTACACTCGATGTCGAGTTAGTTATCTTAACTGCATTGTCAGTAAACTCTAAAGTGGGATTGTCTATCAAGTTCAATGCTGATAGAAACTCACTTAGGTCGTAAATACCAAATCCGTTTTCGAATGTTTCAGGTACTTCAGCTGAAGCCATAATATTCTTTGCTTCACTGATGGTCTTTAAATTAGACCCTGCCGTAACCACTAGGTTCGGATTGATATTGGCGAAGTTCTTCAAAACTTCAATTGTTTCATTACTAAGATTCATAATATAATTATCTGTTCTAGTTTATTTATACAAAAAGTACCCCGCTCTGTTTTACCAGAGCGAGGATTTTTGAGGTTAGGTTAGGTTTCGCTTTCGCAAATTCATTAGAACGGGGCTTTCTCTGTTTCAGCATCTGAGAATTTTTGTACCTGTTCTTCGGGTGTTTCTACTTTATCTTCACCATAAGTAACGTCTTCGTCAACTTTTGAGTAAAGGTCAAGGAATGCTTCCTTGGTTTCTTCGTCGAATCGACTGATGCAGAGAGCGATGCTCTTCATTCGATCGTCAAAGATTTTAAAAGTTTTAGTTATGTGGCATAATCGGCGAGTAGAAATTACTTCGTCAACTCCATCAGCCTCAAAGGTCTTACGAATAATGTTTGACCATGCAACTAGTTTCTTGAGGAAATCATCGTCGACAGAATCAAATTTTAACATGTGAGCCTTGACAATCTTTTCTTCGATATTAGGAGCAGGGAAAGGTTGATCAATCGCAGCCACGAATCGTTCTAAGAATGCGTCATCAATAATTGATGCGGCAGAGTAGCGTCCATCGTCTGAACCTCGTCCTTTGGTATTCGCAGTGGCAATCACATTGAACCCTTTGGCAGGAGTGATAACTTCACCAGTCTTTTTAAGAAGAACTGGGTTACCCTCAAGTACTCCTTGCAAACACATGATCTTGTTAGTAGCTCGGTCGATCTCGTCAATCAAAAGAATTGCACCTCTTTCCATCGCTTTGATGACCGGACCTTTTTGAAAAACGGTCTCGCCATTAATCAAACGGAAGCCACCGATCAAATCGTCTTCGTCAGTTTCTGGTGAAATCTGAGCTCGTACATATTCACGTTTAGTAGCAGCGCAAACCTGTTCGACCATCATAGTCTTACCATTACCAGATGGACCTGAAATATAAATCGGGTAAAACATCTTGGAGTCAACCACCTTTTTGATGGTGTTGAACTCACCCCACTTGACATACTCTGGTACTTTAGCTGGGACATAAATCTCATCGTCAGTCACAGATTGTACTGAGTGATAATTCATAGCCGTGATATTGGCCATTGCAGTTGCGGGAACTTCAGATACCGGAGCCGGAGCTGGAACTGAATCGAACGAGTAGTAACCTCGTTTTGAACCATTGTGCATTGCCTTATAGACTACATTGTAGCCTTCCGAGTCTTTCATGCCAAGAGCTTTAGCTTTAGCAATGATATCTTTACGAGAGTGTTCACCTGAACCCATCTCGGATGCCAGTTTTTTCGCATTGGTGGCGATGACGTTTTGTCTTTCTATATTATTCATAATCTAACCTTTTTTATTTTATGTATTCCTCAATTGTTATAATAGTATTATACGATAGTCACAGCCCAATGTAAAGAACAATCGCACCATAAAATGCATTTATTTTCAGCCTCGAGGATGCCCTCAATGCATCTCGTAATACTATCCTTATCTTATCTATTTGGCTATTCATATAAAGTATGTTCTCGGGCATCCTGGTCTTATCCGATAGTTTC